ATTATTTTCAGTGGTTCTCGCCATAGATTAGCCCTATCAGGAATTTTATTAAAACAAGGAATCTGCAGTTGTGCAGTCTTTCCCCCCCTGATTTGTTGATTGACGTTTGCATAGGATTTGTGCTAGCGTAGGAAACTTCTGTGCGGCTCGCACTTTTGTTCTTTGCCTTCGGGCTTTGAACAGATTGCGAGCTATCTTTGTCTTTTGCCAACTAATTTATTAATTCGCAATGACAAATGATGGCTTTCGATCTGTTATCAGTAGTTATAAGATAGTAGAAGTAGTGTCTTTAGGTGTAGAAAATGATTTGTTGTTTGATTTTCACGATCATATATCTGTCTCCCGTGGTATTAAACTCGAGCTTGAATTTCGATGTTCTTTGCATTCGTCTCTTTCTCTTGACTTAAGATACCCTGGTATAAGTAGTTTCGATTTTAATTCTGATGTGCCGCAATCATTTGTTGATGCGTTACCTCCCAGATTGTTTCGATTCTATTTTTCTAAGTACTTAGATCATGAGTTGAATTACGACTTACTTGGAAACACGACTGAGGAGGGATCCTCTTATGATTCCACCCCTCATAATGGGCCAAATTATGACCTTTTTGAAATTCAGTCCGAAATAGTGGACTACAAGGAGGGGTGTACTCAGACTTATCGTAATCGTAATAAGCGAGGGAAGAAGAAACTTAAACATATCCTAGATAAAGCAAAGGAGCTCAAGAAAGGCGATGTTAAGAAATTGGTTGCAGCGTTGTCTAAGGCTTCAATACAAGCCAGTATGGACTTTGAATTACCTGTAGGCCTTAATTTTGACTCTCACCCGTGGTTAAAATCTATATTCGAGGTTTCTCCTCAGGGTGCGCGTGTTTTCTTTGAGCTCATGCGCTTATCTACAGGATTGTACGTTTCTACCACGCGTACGCAAGTCATTCATCATTTGATGTTTAGTGCTTCCGCAATAGCTATGGATCACGTCGACAAAGTTTCCGCTCAGCTTAAAGGATTATTCATGATCCCCCAAGCTGGAGAAATTTCGTTTGGCGCGAAATTCATTAGCACGTTGCAGGGCTGGGTTGATAATGATATATTGAAGGACGTTAAGAAGGCCATAATTATTTTGTTGTCGCTTGCTTTTGTCACTATGCCTTATCTTAAAGATCATGTTCCCGATGTTTCTTGGTTAATTGGGCAAAAGGAATTAATGAACTTTGATGCTATTGATATTCTCCATTATGCGATGAAGGGTTTTTTATTTATATTTAACCGTATTCGTTTGGCGATAGAAACAAAGTCGTTATATAGCTTTTTTACGCCTCAGCCAAAGCTTCTTGGATTGAGTGAGAGATTTGATAAGTTGGTCTTTGAGCACCCTCGAGCAATGGCAGGAGACTTCGATACGACATCCTCTACGGATCTATCGGATCACTCTTCGAAGTTGCACTTGTTGTGCAGTGATGTTGACGTTTTGCTTAAGACGTGTTCAATACCTGATCGAACGCTTGTTATGCGATGGAAAACCACCGCTTATGCAATGTTTTATGAGGTTGAGGCTTCGTTTGCGCAAAGATCTACTCGGTGTGTTCCGTACTCCTTTTGCCTTTCTGGGGCTTCTGGAGTTGGAAAAACAGTTCTCATCCCGTTATTGGGGTATACTTCCGGACGTGCAATGAATGAAAGTTTCGGTGAGAAAGATTTTTTTTACCGAAACGCTGCCGATCCGTATTGGTCAGGGTATCATGGTCAAAAAGTCCTCGTCGAGGACGAAAAGAACGCCATTAAGCCTGATCAGTCTGATGTTAATGAGAATAAAGTGACACTCGATGTTGTCAACAATTCAATCATGCAACTTTCAATGGCTGATTTGGCTTCGAAAGGAGTGTTCACCATGCGTAGCAAGGTTTACATAACTACGACTAACCAGCCAGACTGGCAGGCCCACCTAACCTGTAATGAACCGGTTGCCGTGTTACGGCGATCTATTCATATAGTTGTGGAAGTTAAACCTGAGATGAGGATTCCTGGATCAGATATGCTTGATGTGTCAAAGTGCGCATTCAATCCTATTAAGGATGACGCTTGGTTATTTACTGTTTTAGAGGCTATTTCTGTGCCCTCAAAAAACCTTAATAATGCGAGTGGGTGGCGTTGGAAAATCCGGAGTGATCAGTCTGGTAGGCCATTGAACAAAATTGACCTTCACGACCTTCTTAAGTTTATCGGTGATAGTACAAGAGAGCATGTGGAGCGCCAAGGCAAGCTTATGTCTAGTTTTCAGTCTTTATTTAACGTTGATCTTTGCCCCCACGGGTCAGGGTCTGACATTTGTAGAGACTGTCATCCGGAACTTGAACGGCCGGTTTATAACCGGTCCGTTGTTGACCTCGGCCATCCTATAATCAACGAAGAATTGGTTAAGCGGTACCGTGTGCGACCCGAGCCGAGGCCAGTTGTTGACGTCAGTGCCGCAGACCCTTTGGAAATTCAGTCTGGAGTCACGCTTGCTCAATGTGCAATTGTATACATGGTGCTTGATCGAGTTCGGAGTTGGATGAGCAACTCTGCGCTCGGTAGAGCGTGCCAGTATTCTTTACACGCTGCCGGTTTGACTGCGATTCTGGCTTTAGCCTCTTGCTTTCCTGGTTTTGGGAGGCATAGGTTTGATACAGTTAGTCTTTATAGCTTGCGGTCGTTGTACAATCGATGTGACGTTATTTGCCGCCAGTCACCTGCTGTTCAAATTGGCGTTTTTATTGTGTCATATTGCTCCTTTTCGTGGATTTGGTTTGTCCTACTTGGTTTCCGAGCGGTTTCCATATTTGTTTTGCTTGACTTGGGTACTGCTTGGATTAATCGCGGCGTGAATGCTTTTTATAGAAGGTTGGATCGACTTGGGGCTGTTGCTGGTTTACAGTGGTGGTCTGAGATAAGAACTCGACCTTTTTTCCAGCACCGCGCCAAATACATCGCTATAACTGGTGCCGTCGCCTCTGCGATGGTCGTTTATAAGATGTTGCGTTCCAGAGACTATGCCAAACCTGAGTTAGCCGAGCAGGGTAACACACAAAGTGAGTGGAACCACGGTTACACTCCGCCCGAGCAAGTCTCTATTCAGCGTTGTACAACTACAAGTGACGCGTTGGTGACGAGTTTGCAGCGGCGGGTGGCGCACTTCTCTTTTTATAATGAGGAGCGACCAGCTGAAAGCCTTTGTTGCGGGGCCGTTCCCGTTAAGTCAGGTGTTTGGTTAGTCCCGTCGCATTCGATGCGGAGGTTGGAAACTATGGAATCTCGAGGGTTTACCCACGTTTCAATTGTTTTCAACGACGCGGCCATAGGAGCTAGGTTAACCGCAATTCCTATCAATTATGAGTCTGTTTGGTTTTTTCCAGGGCAAGATCTCGCCTTGATCCACGTTGTTCCAACCGCTGGGCATATGCGAGATATGACGCCCTACTTCACCGATAAGCATGCTGATTGCGCTGCCACTTATATTTCTCGTAATAAAGACGGAACCCTTCAACTTAGTGGTGAAAATTTAGTGCGTATGAACCTAACCAGGATTGGCCGTACACTCGTTGACGAAGCGTACGCGTGCAATGCCCCGTTTCCTACTTATGTTGGATTGTGCGGAGCTGTTCAGGTCTCTAGTACTAAGAACCCTAGTATTCGGTCTATCCACGTGCTGGGATTGAGTGGTGATACTGAATCTGCGTGCATTCCCATTTATAAACGGGACGTTGAGGAAGGCTTAAAGGCCATTTTCTCTTGCAGGATGATATTTCAAACTGCAAATTGTGATGAATTAGACATTAAAGATGGGAAGGACGATAAGGATATTTTTCCAGTCCCCCATTGTAAGAGTCCCTTGAATTTTATTGATCAGGGCAGTCTGATTTATCATGGTTCCGTGAGTGAAAGGTCAAAGCCGTGTGGAACGATCCAACCCACGATGATGGCGGCAGAAGTTGAGAGAATATTCGGAATTAAGAATAAGTTTGGGAACCCCACTGCTTTACGTAGTTGGAGACCGTGGTATAAAGCTCTGAGTGTGCTCAAGGAGCCTCATTACAAAAACGTTTGCGATCTGCGGAAAGCCAAAACGGATTATGAGGGTGAATTATTTGCAGAAATAGCTCCTAATGGCGAATTTCCCCGTCTCTCGCCACTCGACAGCGTAACAACTACCTCAGGCATCGATGGTAATGACTTTTATAAGCATATTGTAATTAAGTCCAGCTCCGGTTGGCCTTATAAAGTGCCTAAGTCGAATTTTATCATTCCCGAGTACCACCCAGATGATGAGAGGCACAATTGGCATTTTAATGTCACGGGCGAATGGATGCAGCGTGTTGAAGCTGCGCGTGAGTGTTGTCGCGCGGAAAAGCGCCCGAATTTTGTGTATTCTGCCAATCTGAAGGTGGAGGCGAAGAGAACCTTTGATGTTAGCGATGACGGTGACTTAACGCCACGAGAAGCTTTGCCGCGTGTCTTCTATGGAGCGCCTTTTGAAATGGTGTATCTTATGAGACAGTACTTCATGCCGATCTTCGATTTAATTCAGGAGACTGAGAGTAGTGAAATAGCAGTCGGAATTGTTGTGACTAGTCCAGATTGGACGGAGTTAGCTGGGAAGTTGTTGGCAAAGTCGAACAATATTATGCCGGCGGATGCTCAGAAGTTTGATCAGTCTATCACGTTCGATGAGCTGCAGGTGGT